CTCTTCTTTGCTAATTGACTCTATGCCTTCATTATCATTTTTAAATGCATCTAACTCGCTTAAAAGTGCCTTATTTTGTATTGTAAGTTGTGCGTTTACATTCTCAGCTTGTCTTAATATATCTTTAAAATTCAAAAAGACTTGTTTTATATCGTAAACGTTCCTATCAAATTCCATCGCTGCCAATAAAGATTCACGATTTCCTTGCTTAATCTTCTGCGATATGAATTTATACTTCAATTCACTCAGAAATGTATCAGATAAATTAATCTTTGTGTCAATGCTGCTATTCCAATATGCTATTTTTTCCATAATTTTTAATTATTTAAAATGGTACAACTTCTATAATCGAATCTCTGTTAAACAAATCCTCCTTATCAAAATTCTCGTTTACTTTTATCGCACTTTCAACATTCATTTCTTTGTGCTTTATGTTTAAATCTCCACGATTTGAGTAAATTTCACCTCCAGTTATTGATTTAACGTAATACCGATATGAGCGTAAATTTAAGAAAAATTTATAAACTCCATTTTTACTCGTGCCTTTTGGTTTTGTTTTAGCGATTCTAACATGTAATTCGTTATCGGTTGCATATTCGCTATTAAAAGTTAGAAAATTTACGGGAGGTCTCCAAAATATAAGCATCGACATCCCTTTACGAAACCAAACTTGTCCACCGGCAAAGTCTCTTGCAGTCGGCATTGGATAGTAATAGTCGCCATCCTTTATCTTTTCTGCCTTTTGGTCTCTAACGTGTGTGATTACGCAATGATGTCGATTGGTTGCCTTTGCATTTTTACGCACCATTCCTAAAACCCTGCTCAAATATCTATCTTCTCTTCCTAAATCAACTGGTAAATAGTCTTCCTTTAATTCATTCCAAGGGTCTACAGTAGTTGTTTGGATGCTAACGTTATTATCCTTTTCAAACTTATCTACCATCTTGTAAAAGTCATCTATTGTTATGTCTGCTTGGTCATCTACTATGAAAAAATGCTTTTCAACGAATGTTTCAGCTAACAATTTCTCGGATGCACTCATCATATTTGTGTTTTTTACATATGGTTTACCAACAAATTTGTGCATAATTTCGGAATAAACATCAATATGAGAACCAGTTTCAGGAGAATATATTACGTGCTTCCATCCGTGTAGGCAGGATAAGTTAATTAGCATCTCAAACCAAAACTCACTCTTACCTGAAGCCGGTGCGCCTGCCAAATACGTCGTGCTTCCAAGTCGAATCGTGTATGGAAACGCATCCCAATTCCAACCAACGCTCTTACCCATTTCAATACCATCGGTAAAAAGGTTGTTTAATTCTTGCGATACATCTGATAGTTTCTTAATCATGGTCGTGAATTGTATATGTTCCTACTATGACTTTGCGCTCGGTCACTAATTCTGTTCCGTACAAGTCAATCGTTTTAGGTCTTGAAAAGTATTCGATTGTACAATGCTTATAATCGTTATCCCTATGAAAAGCATCTTTCTTGCAATTAAGCATTGCGGTATGTATATGAGTTTTTGTATATCCTTGTTTCAATAAAGTTTTATACTTCTTTTTTACCGCATCAGACACTACTGCGAATTTCCGTTCAAAGATTTTATTAATTGTTTCAAGTAAAATAGAAAAATCAATATCGCCAACTTTAGTTGGTGTAGGTATATTATGTATAACATTATCATTAACATTAACATTAACAGTTGATTCCGTTGCAACGGATTTAACGTCCGTTGATTCCGTTAGTACGTTGTTCAACGTTTGTTCCTTTTTTAATTTTCTTGATTCTGCACTCTTTTTTCCAGCTATAGACCATTGTTCACGCTTATCTTCGTACTTTTCTAAATCACGTTTTAACTGTTTTTTAATTGGAATAAATGCAACCTTAACAAGTGAATCTTCTGTATCAGGATTTTTATCATTCACATACTTTAGTATATGTTTAATTAATTTACCTGCAATTTCATCTGTTAATTCATCAAACAATTCTTCATAATCCGCATAAAGAAGAAATCCTTTTTTGTCTTCTGCCATAATTTAAATGTATTAAAAAAGCCAATACCAACAAGGTGCGTGAGAAAACCTTGTGATACTGACTTTAAATTAAAATTTCTTATGAAGTTCTCACGCTTCGAATTGCAAATATAATAAAATTATCCTAATAAAAATCTATTTCAATAAATTCTTCACCTTTTTTTGTTTTTTCTTTATGTAATACAAGGTAAATTAAATCTCGGTCGTTTACATTATACTTCTTTTGTAGTAAATCAAGCACTAATTTTGTAGGATTATCTATATCACTCATCATATTGCTAAATCCGTACGTTATTTTTAAGCGTTTGAATTCTTTTATTTCAATATTCGGAAGCAATCTTAAGACTTGAATCTCGTATTTTTTGTATTCAGGTGACTTATATCGCTTTCCTTGCCACGCTTTGTTTACTGATAATGGCTTTATGTTTAGATTAATTATCATTATCCAAGTATTAATTCCTGATTCAAATCAAAATACTCAACATCACTTTCCATCTTATCCAATACCTTCAACTGAATTTCTCGAAGTTCTTTAACATTTGCGCAATTAATAACCGCATATTCCAACCAACTTAATGGCTGCTTTTTTTCTCCGAATATAAAACAATCGTTTAATTGGTCTGCAATTTCTTTTGTGTACATCAAAAACAATTCGTCTTCCTTAAAGTTTTGATATGTTTTGATATAATGCAACACGCTACAATGCTCTTTTCCGCCTAAATAAGAACCTATCTTTTCCAAACTGAATAAAGTATTCTTTCTTAAAAATACCGCTGCGTACATTCGTTTGTAGACCATATCTCGTTTACGTGTAATTTCACAAACTCCTGATTCTTTAATTACGGATAATGTTTTTTCGATGTCTATTTGTTTCATATTGTTTCTTCTTTAGTAATTTCTTCCCATTGCAAATCTAACCATTGCAAAAATGCTCGTTGTATTTGATTTTGTTGGTCGAATATTTCCATATTGCCAACGTCCATAAAATGCTTATCTAATCTTCTTATCGCTTTAATTGCTTCGTTCTGCAATTGCTTTGCTTTAAATCTAAACGGAAAGTCCTCCAGTTTATCAGCACACGTTGGTAAGATAGATGTGATTGATGTTAAGTAGAATTCTTCTTTAGTCATAGCTTTTCTATTTCTTGTTTGACTTCTTCCCAAAATTCAGTACCTCTGTCCGCTCCCATATATCCTAACACTTCATCACACGCTATCAATGCGTGTTTTTTTGATGTCTCTTTATTAAAAATAAAAATAAATCCATCCATCATTCTATTTACTAACTCTTCCGCTTTTTCTTTTGCTGTCATTTTATATTCTTTTACGTATAAATTATTTGATATCCTCAATATTATATTCTTTTAAATATAATTCTATCACTCTAACTGTCTTTTGCAAATCCTCTTGAAATTGTCCTTTCTTGCGGCATCTTACAATCCGTTTAATTATATCAAATTCCCACGCATTTAATTCGTTTTGTTCTGCAAATAGGTACAAGCTGCCATTTGAATTGTCATAGTGAGTATCTTTATTTTCTTTGTACCCATCCTTTAAACTCATATAGTTTTCTGCTCTTTGTTTTGCCATCATATCTTTATACTCTTTATCAATTGCCACCTTAAGTAAATCATTGTATTCTTGCTCAATTTCTTTTGCTTTTGTTCTAAAATCTTTCATATGTCTAAATTTAAATTGTAGTCGTCTAATGTTTCTCTAATAAATTCTCTTAATTTTTCCGCAACTTCTCTTTCTATTTCTGTTGAGTTTCCATCATTTGATAATATACTACGAGCATATTTAGTTGTTTCTCTTAAATGCTGGTCTAAATCCCATATGGCTAATTTCCACTTGTAGCCATTTAAAGCTAATTGTAAATCTTCTCGCTCTTCTTCTCCATCGTATTCAATCGTTACTTTCATTTTTCTTATTTTTTAGTTTTCCAATACATATTACATTTACCATTTTTTACATTTACGTTTATCCAACTTTGCCAAAAATCACTTGAAGGAGCAGTAAATCTGTAGCAAGATTTTTTTACCTTGCAATCTTTACCTGTGCATTTTGCTATATCCGCCATTATATTAACTATTTTAAATATTATAACATCCAATAACTATGATACTACACGTTATTAATGTTATTATTGCTATTAATATTAAAATTTTATTGGTTATATATGGCTCATACCATTCTCCACCTTCTCCTTTTTTAATCCATTCTTGTACTTTTCTCATAACTTATTTATTTTTTAAAATTAGATTCATAACTTAAACCATACCACTCATCAACTTTATTCAACGACATCTGTTTTACTCCATTCGGATATATCGTTTTTGCTATTTTAAGCCGTTCTAATGGTATAAATGTGTTTTCAAGTGCACTTGGTTTAACATCCTTGTTTAACCATGCTGTAATTGCTTTTAAATTCATGTTGTTTTTTTTAAGAGTTAAAATTATAGGGGAATTTCACCCCTTGTTTTGTTTATTTAGTACAATTTGAATCAGTAATATAATTAGATACTATATGATTCCAAGCTGAAGCATTTTTTCTTTTTGCTTGATTTGATGCATAAAATGGGTCAAATGTATTTTTAATAGCGTCAGTGTTAAATTTTAATAATTCAGTAACTTCTTCCAATGTAATGTCACTTTTGTCTTTAATATCAACATTAATTTTTTTACTTGAAATATATCCCTTTGTAGTTTTTTCAGCGCAAGTAAATTGAATGCTAACACCTTTACCATTAAAGTTTTGGTCATTTAAAATTCTTTGACCATCCTCAAAAACGCATTCCAAAGTAACACCATCTGAATGTAAAAAAGAAAATGTTAAATCACCAAAAATAATTTCAGTTTTTTTCTCAGGAAATCGATTAGAAAATTTTTGTGCTAATTCTGATTTGATAAATTCTAAAGTTGTCATAATTTCTATTTTTAAATTTTCTGTGCCTTATTGACCTCACGAAGATATGTATAATGTTTATATCTACAATACTTTTAAACAAATTATTTTCATTTATTTTCACTTTATCAATGTTTACAAGGCTTATAGACGCAAAAAAAATACCTGCTAAATTAATAACAGGTACTTTGAAGGGTAAAAAGTATGAAAAATTACCTCCGTTTTATAATTCCATTAGTTCATTTATGCAAGTTTTGCCACCTATTATGATTGCGCATCCTATAATTGGCTTCTTACCCGATTTCGCATATGCCATTGCGTAGGATTCGTGATCTATTCCGCAGCCAACTTGCGCACCGAATACTTTAAAGTTAGCACCGGCAAACCATTGTGTGTAACATTGTGTATGAAGATGTCCTTGTACTGTTGACATCATATCCGCTCTACATTTAGCTGAAGCAGTACCTGCTTCGCCATGAATATACTGCACATTGTCTATTATTACACGTTCGGTAAAATTCCAATTTGGAGTCTCAAGAACTTCTTTGTATACTTTAATCCATCTACTTGGAATCGCTCCCGTTTGTGCTTTACGCATTATAAGTCTATCGTGATTACCGATAGTCACATCTGCTATTGGAAATGCTTTATACCATTCTGCAATTTTTGAAATAGCTAAATCTAATTCTTGCCCACCTGACATTCCATTAACATCTGTTTCGTGATAAGATGAATAGTGGTTATCTATTACATCGCCAATAAATACAACTTTATTACAATTGTGCTTCTTGTACATCTCTATACAAAACTCCAAATATCCATCCAAACAAAATGGCTCGTGTAAATCACCTATGCACAATACTCGTGTTTCGTTTGAGTTGCGGAATTCTTGTATTAATTTATTTTCTAATTCGGTTAGTCTCGGTCTATATTGCATATTAAAATTCCTTTAAGATTACAACTGATAAACTACGCTTATCTATAAACTTCAACCAATCCAAAAACTGCTTTTCGTTATTCCTAACTAAACAAGCTGTTGACCAACCACCAATAACTGTACTTGCTGCTCCTGCTCTGTGACAATTTGCGCCTATTATATCAGAATATTCTTTACCAATTTCTTCTGCTGAATTATCTTTGTCGTTATCTCGAAAATATGGAAATCCTTTAGCTTGTCTATATGCAGGTTTTCCTTTATGTAATCCGTAGATATGTGAGTTATATACTATTGTATCTGATTTCAATACTGCGCAACCAAGTCCGTTATATTCAGCAAACTTTTTTAATCCAACTGCTCCTGCATTAGATGTGCCAGTACAAACCATTTTGAATTTAGGTTCTTGCGCAGGAAAACAATCGAATGAATAAACTTTGTCATCAAATCTATCAAACTCATCTTCATCTGAACGTACCCACACATCTAAAACTCCGCTTTTAGGAAATCCTTTGAAATTAGGTAGATTTGCAACCCTCGCAAGTAGCTGCACATCGGTGTATTCTCTTACATTTGCCATACATTTTTGTTATTATTTAAATATTTTATAACCTAAAAATACTAAAACAATTCCACATATAACCATTAAATTCCAATTAACACCTTTCTCGTTCTTCTTTTGTCTTAAATCTACCTTATACTTTACCTTTGTTTTATAGCGTAAAAGTTCGATTGTATCCCTTACTTTGCGCCATTCTACTTTAGTTTCATAGCGAGTTTTAGGAATATAAACCGAATTAGTTTGTACAATTGTATCGTATTTCGTTATGTAATACGTTTTTTCGCCATTGATAATAATAGAATCTATCTTGTTTATTGTAATAGTATCATTTACCAATGTGCATTTAAAGCCTTTCTGTGTTGCTTTTTTGTAGTGATATGAAGCATTGCACCCTGAAAGCAAAAACATAGCGTAAATGCTAACTAATAACGTAAAACACCACGTTAGAAATTGTATATAATTAAACCGCATCTTTATCTATTTTTTTATTATATACATTTAAGCCTATTGCAGTACCTGAATATGCAAGAAATCCCCAAAATACAAACTCTTTAACTTCAAATGCAAGCCAAAACATAGGAATAAAAGCGTAAATTACTGCAAAGTGAAAAGAAATAAATGCGGCAATTCGCTTCATTTCATATTTTCCTTTAGGCTTTAATGTATCGTTTACGATTTGCATACTTGTTCTTTTTATCTTGTAGAATAGCGAAGTATTGGATTGGTGTTTCATATTGTTTATGTGTTTTATCGTATTGCATTGCTTGTGCAGAATCTTCTAAACAATCAAATAAACGAGTTTCAATTTCATTTACTTTCATATTGGTAACAATAAGCCAAAGAAATAATACACCCGTTGCGCCGTGTTTTTTTATTAGGTCAAAAGAGGATTCTGTCATAGCTTTACAGGTCTATCTCAACTAAATAACCTTCTTCTTCCAACTTAACTTTAGCTAATTCGTGTACCGCTTGGTTGTCTTGAATAGCAACCTCACCACTTACACTTGTTGGAATGTCAGTCGAAATAATTGAAGCACCTAACTTCATTGCTTCTTTAGAAACATACACGTACGGAAATGCACCTTCTACAGTTGTACCATTAGGGCGTGCTGCCCATTCAATTCTAGCGTACACACTTGCTAGTTCTTGTACTTTGCCTGACAAATCCATATACTTGATTATCTTTTCTTCTGTTGATTTGATTTTTAAACCCATTGTTTTTTTTATATTTGTTAAATTTTACGCTAATATACCCATATTTCTTAATGCTTTTACAACTTGTTTTAAAGTATAGCCATCAAATGTATCTGTGTCTGTTAATATTGTTCCTAAATTACTTGTTAAAGTAGCTGCTGTTACTGCGGTTGTTGGTTGTACTATTGGTGTTGCGTTCCAAAATGCTAGCTTTTGACCCGTCCCAGTTCCTATTTTTGTTCCGTTTGTAGTGTTGAACGCCATATTAACACTATCACTAAAATTAACAGAACCACTTGCGGAAATCATTATCCTTGTAGCCCCGTTCGTCAATAATGATAAATCAACATTTTTAGCATTAATATCCCCTAATTGAATAACATTACCAGAAGAAGATCTCAATATAGGCATAATTGTACCGTCTGTATGCTTGACTCCGAATCCTATTGTGTTTTTAACACAGAACGAAACGTTATTGGCATTATTTGAGTTTGCAAATATCAAACCGTCCCCAAGTACTTCTATTATATTCCCCGTATCCGCACTATTCCTTACTCTAAACGCAACATCCGTACTTAACGCTCCTTGCGCTCTTACGTCTAGTCTAGTGGATGTATTAGGTGTTGCGCCTATTCCAAGTCGTTTATTCACATTATCCCAAAACAATCCCGCATCTTCCTGCACTACATTCCCACTACCTTCAAACAACACGCGGCCTTGAACACCTGATGTTATTGGTGTTGTGCCGATTGTGATACCTCTTGAAATAGCTGTAGGTTTCCACACACTACCATCCAATGCAAGTACATTACCACTAACTGCACCCGTTGTATCAACATCGTGTAATTCACCAAGTTCATATCCGTTAACAATTTGATATAAAATCTGTCCGGTTGTAGCAGATGTCTCTAATACCTTACCAATTGACACTAAATTATTCGGTGCAATTGGTTTTACGTTTGTCACATATCCTGCAGTAATTGGTGACAAATAAAGGTCATCTCCAATAGTTAAGGTAACTGTTGTAAATGGATGTGTAGCCGTTGTGCGTGTATCTAATAAGGTCAATAAACCATTTGTAAGTACATTACCATTTGCGTTATTTGCGATGTCAGCAGTTACAACACCCAATGTTTTAGAAGATGTTACCTCACTATCAGCCTTTGCTTTAGAAATCAATGCTTTTCCACCTGATGTTCCGGATATGTATACAATTGTTCCTTTATAAATAGTTGCTCCGGTTTGGTTACGTACCGCAACGGCAGTTTTAGCTACGGCATTTAATACCTCATCGCCCGTAATGGACTTGGTCTCGTATAAACCGCCACCAATATCCTCTGAAATAACAAGCAAATCTGTTGCTATTAGATTACTACCTTTCGGTGTTAAATCACTTATTTTTACTTCTGCCATTATCTATTTTTTTAAGGTAGACTTTCAACTTTTGAATGTCTTTGATTTTCGGTTTTGTTAATTTCAAAATGGTAAAGGATTTACTTTAGGTACAAAAATTATCATCTCCAAATCTTGCAACCATCCAAAAGTTGGATTTTGATTCTGCTCGATTTCTTCTATTGAAATAATCCAATTATCATTATCGTCTTGGATAGGATTAAAATAGCTATCCTCATCAAACATTTGACCTATTAATAAGTCTTTCTGCTCGATTGTCAAAAGACCTACATAGATAGTCTTTTCTTCGGTTGTTAAATCTGTTATTTTCATAATT